TTAAACCACCTGCGACAGCATCATGTATCGTTATGATTTGTCTGAATTTTCCATCTTGGCCAAGATGACCTTTTCGTAATAAATCGTATGAAGTATCAATCTTATTTTTAGGGTGTTTACGATTCCATTTATCCCCAAAAAAGAAAGCATGGCCAGGATGATCTTTACTTGAAGCACTGGATAAATATGCCACGTTGTATCGTTCTTGTGTCGCACAAGCTGATACTACTTTTGTGAGTTCATCAAAGCGAGGCATCCACAAGAATTCATCACAAGTCACATCCCCTGAATAACCCTGAGCTGTGGCAGGATTGGCGGCTAAGAAATAAAATTCTAAACCTGGCTTAAACGTCATCTTGTCACGGCCACCAATCTCAATATCCGCATATTCTTTCACAAACTTCTGAATGTATGTGCGTGCTTGATAAGCCTGATTTTTGGAAGCTGAAATATAAATCTGATTATTATTTTGATTGATTAAACGCATCAATCTATAAAATGAAAATGTATGTGTTAAACCTGCTTGTCGTGTTTTACCTAGTAAATATTCAGATGAAAAGTTAGGATTTTGATCTAACTGATCAAATGTTGTGATAATGTCTTTTTGAAACTGAAAGAGATCATTGAAACCTTCATTAATACGACTAACAAACTTATCCCAATCAAAATCTTTAGAGCTTAATTTTGCCGCACTTGAACGTGTTTTGGGTGGCATGATCAAGTCTTTCACTTGCTTGCCCAACTCTTTTAGTTCTTTGAGCTCTTTATCGCTCTTTTCAGGTTTAATCACTAAAAATGTATAGCGAACCTCTAAAGCCGTTTGAATCTTTTCAAACATTGTGGCTTCTTCCCACTTCTCTGAGCGTTTCCAACTATTTACAGTAGGCTGTGAGATACCCAATAAACGAGCAATATCAATCTCTTTCCAACCGAGATTGAATAAAATGCGCGCTTGTTGTTTGGGTTCAAGCGCAGGATTGGGCAAGTTCATCATTAATGTTTTCATGCTCGCATTATGCGAGTGATCACACGTGTAAAATTTTATGAATACCTTAGTACCCCACTAACTAAGGCATAACAGCACACATCACTCTTGCATTACTTGAATAATGATTTTTATTTTTTAGATACATAAATTTCATATTTGAGGAATTCAAATGAAACCTAAACGTACAAAATTTTTTAGAGTCGCTGTGTCAGGGATGGCACTCAATGGTTTAGAGATCACGAATGACATGATCAACAAAATGGCAGCCAACTATAATCCTGAAAAGTATTCTGCAATCATCAATGTTGAGCACGTTCGTGGTTTCTCTTTAAATAATGACAACTTCCCAACTTTGGGTAGAGTTGTTGCAGCAAAAGCTGAAAACTTCACAACGGATACAGGTGAAACAAAGCGTGCATTATTAGTTCAAGTCGATGCTTATTCTGGCTTAATTGCAGCACATGAAGCAGGTCAAAAATTAGGTTGGTCAATTGAAGTTGGTACGTTACCAGAAACAGGCGAACCATTCTTGTTTGGCTTGGCAATTACAGATTCACCTTCAACTTTCTACACACAGTTAATGGAATTCAATTTGTTGAAAAAAGCAGATGAAGAACAAAAAATTGGTGAATATGTAGAAAATTCTTTTGATTTTGAACCTGAAAAAACTGAAGCAAAGCCAAGCTTCTTTTCAACATGGTTTAGCAAACAAAAACCTGCTGAACCTGAGCCAATTAAACCCATTGAAGCTCAAGTGGGTGAGTTCACATTGCCAAAAGAATTCACAGATGAATTACAGAAGTTCTCTATGGCATTCACAGGCATGCAAGAAAAAATTGATCAATTAGAAACACAAAACAATGAATTGATCGCGAAGTTTTCTGCACTCGAAAATACACCTGCTGATCCAACAGGCCACCCATCCACCAACAACGCAGACAATATTTTATTGGCTGATTGTTAATCATAAAAAGGTAATCACATGGAAATTTCACAATTAGCTTATCAAGCATTCAGCTTATTCAAAGAACAACAAGCCAAATTGCATGGTGTATCTGTTGATTTCATAACAAAAGGCCACATGTTTACAGTGAGCCCAAAAGTAGAACGCAATTGGTTCAAACACCTATATGCCAATGATGATCTTTTATCAAAGATTCATACCGGCACATGTAAAGAAATGATCTGTGAAGATATTGGCTTAGTCACACCAACAGGTATTATTTCTGGCCGTGTGAACAATGCTGATCGTAAAAACCCACGCCAGCCACGAAAAATTGGTAGCACAAATGGCATTCAATATCAGACAGCAACCACGCATTTTGACACCTACATTCCTTATCGTTCATTGAATGAATGGGCAACTGAACCTGAGTTCCAAAAGTTAGTGAATGCATTCTATTTTGAACAAAAAAATGCAGAAATCCGCATGATTGGTTGGAATGGTATCAAAAAAGCAGATGTTACAGATCCAGCAACAAATGAATTGGGTCAAGATGTGAATATCGGTTGGTTGCAACGTGTTCGTGATCATAAACCTGAGCACGCATTCAAAGATAAGATTGGTGAGTTAACAGTAACCATTGGCAAAACAGGCACATTCAAAAACTTGGATGATTTAGTCACTAAAGCCATTGCTGTGATTCCACCTGCCAAACGTAAAAATTTAGTGGTATTTGCATCGGATAATATGTTGTTAGATCGTGCATCTGCATTATATGCAGGGGCAAATAACAAAGATTTAGCAGACAATGCTGTATCCATTGCTCGAAAAGAAGTTGGCGGCCGCCCTGCTTATGCTGCGGACTTCTTTCCTGAAAATACAATTTTCATCACATCATTTGACAACATGGCACACATCACACAAACAGGATCTATTCGCCAGCGGTTAGAAGAAAATTCCACATTCTCTTGTGTTGATCGATTCTCTGAAACAGAAGAGTTTTATGCTTTGGGTGATTATGACAAGGCTGTATTGATCGAAGGCATCGTATTTGTTGAAGAAGATGCAAATGAAGGCGGTGCATAATGAACCCATTCTTAAGAGCAAAACAAACAGCAATTGCAGCAGCTGTTGCCAGTGATGAAAATTCAGGCCAACGCAGTGAATTTGAATTATTAATGGTTAAACTCACGCGTGATAAACAGGCACTATCGGATATTCAAGGCACGCCTGGCAAACTTGCTTATAAAAATGAGTACTTTGAAACATATTGGCCATGGTGCGAAGGGATCTTGTCACAAAATGAAAAGCGTGAAGATCCAATCTTAATTCACATGTTTATTTGGGCTTTTGACATTGGTGATTTAGACAAAGCTCTGCAATTGTCTGAATACATGCTTGATCATGATATTCAGTTAAATAAAACAACGAGTTTTAGCATTACAACTGCTGGTTTCATTGCTCGCTCGATTGCTGATTTAGGTCAGTTCCCTGATCTTACTTTGGGAGAGTTACAGCCGTTCTTTGATCTTGTGAAAGATAAAGATATGCCAAATCAAGTATTGGCAGAGTTATATAAAACAGCTGCAATTCTATCTAAAGAAGAAAATCAACTGAATGATGCTTTAGCGTACTTCACTCGTGCGAAACAATTGTATGAAAAAGTAGGTGTAAAAAAGCTGATTACAGAAGTTGAAAAGCTGATCGCAGAGCAAGAAGAAAACAAAGATTAACCAAACACCTCCCGGTGCTAAGCATGCCTGTGCTGAGTTGATGATTTTTAATCATTCGATTCCCCGCGCAGTGCATCGCTTAGTTTAATAAGGAACTGATATGTCAGGATTCGTTGGCAAAGTAGAAAAACCAAGCAGTGAGATTATTCCCCGCTCTGGCTTTTGGCCAAGTGTTGATTTATCAGAATTTCGCAGTGATAAGCGTGTTTTAAATTCAATCAGTGCAGAGCAAGCCAAAACAGCAGTTATTAATGCCTTGGTACATGTGATCAATCAGCTCAATGATTATGAAACTAAACAAGTTGGGTTGGGTTATTTGATTTTGGAAGATGTGCCAGCGCGTGAAATTGCTGGGGTTAATCAGAATGTTTTGCTATTTGAAAAAGCTGTATTTAGCAAAGCCAAATCAATTTTACTAGAAGAATATCGAGATATGGATCTCGCACGTAAAGCGGGTGAGGATAAAGCTGAACAAGCTGCATCAAACATCAAAACATTTCAAGCTGAATGCTTTATTGCCATCCGTAACTTAAAAGGCAAAACAGGCGTATATGCGGAGTTGGTATGAGCAGAGTTCTCACAGTACAGCTTGATATGCCACTTGATCTTCTATTACACAAAAATGGGATTGATACCTCACAAGTGAATGCGACTTTGGAATTACCTGCTAATCGTCATTTGGCCAAACATAAAAATATGTTGCCAATGGGCACAAAGGTGACATTGCCAGAAGTTGAAGTGAAACCTGTGAAAGAGATCATCCAATTATGGAGTTAAGTATGTTTAAACTTGGGCAAAAATCACAACAAAATTTATTGGGTGTTCATCCTCATTTAGTTGCAGTTGTAAAACGTGCAATTGAGATCACACAACAAGATTTCAATGTGTTTGAAGGTGTACGTACAGCAGCACAACAAAAGATTAATTATCAAAAAGGTACATCCACAACATTGCACAATTCACGCCATTTGATTGGTAAAGATGGCTATGCACATGCAGTTGATTTAGTGCCATTCATCAATGGCCAATTAAAGTGGGATTGGGAAGGCTGTTACAAAATTGCTGAAGCAGTTCGTCAGGCATCCATTGAATTGAATATCCCTATTCGTTGGGGTGGCGTGTGGGATCAATTGCTTTCTGAAACACAAGGCAAAACCACGAAACAAGCACAACAAGCTTATGTTGATATGCGCATACGTAATAAACAGCGTGCTTTTGCTGATGGCCCTCATTTTGAGTTGCCATTATCCAATCAATATCCACAGTTTTAAGGTGAACCATGGAAAAAATTGACGATACAAAGTTGATCAGTTTGGGTGCATTCATTGTTGCCACAATTGTTTTAATCATTGTTGCATTGCGTGATCCAACTGCTCTATCTGAAATTTATTGGATTTACTGTTTGGCTTTTGCTGGCTTAAAGATTTCCAAAGGCATTGTTACCACACTCCAAAAGCGTGATGCATTAATAAATTTCAAGGAACAAACAAATGAACGTAACGTGGATTTTGGCAGTGATCAGCCTATTGGTCATCAGCATTCTGGTTCTAAATTGGAAGCTGAAAAAGACGGGCCAACAACTGGACGAAGCAATTAATAAAGTAGGAGTGAAAGATGCAGTTATCAAAAATGCTCAAACAGCTCAACAAATCAAAAATCGTAATGCTGATCGTAATGCTGATGATCGTGACAAGCGGATGCGCGCAAAAGGTTACTTACGAGATTAGCAACGACGGCATGTGTCTGATCTTTGATCCGATTCATGGGTCATACAAAGACACTGAAAAAACAAAAGAACAGTTAGAAAAATATATGGATTTATATACATATTTTTGCAAAGAAGGCGGAACCAATGGCAGTCGATAACCACAACATTACAGTGCGCGAACTTAACACACAGCTTTGGAAGTTTATCGGCACATTATTTGCAATTGGCTTGGGTGCAGGAAGTTGGTATATGAGCACAACAAACAAAAGATTAGATTCAGTTGTTGATGTGCAAAATCAAACAAACTTAAAAATCGAATCATTCAGCGTAAAAACTGAGCTCAATGATTTGAAATTAATGAAATTAGAAAGTCGTGCTGATGCATTTGCAACACGACAAAACGAGTTTGATAAAGATTTATCACAGTCAAATATGATTCTGAAAAATCATGATCAGTTGTTGCATAAACACGAAGCACAAATCAAGGCTTTAGAAAAATGATGAAAGATAAAAAGATCAACATCATCACCCAAATCTTAGCCAAGTTTCATGATCCAGCTCGGACTGATGTTTTAGTCGATGACGGTGTCATTAAACAATCATCCCCAAAATCATTGGCGTTCAAAAAAGAATACACAGTATTCATTGGATTGGATCAGTTTGCAGGTAATGAAGATGTGATTTATGCACATTTGCTGAAATTCATGCGTGATTATGAATCACATAATCAAAAAGAAGATCGTTTCAAGTTTGAGGTGACATTTGAGCGTGAAACAGAAGTCTATTTAGCCATTGAACTCATGATCACTGATTGGGTCAATGTGAAAGAAGATGGAGATGAATTGCATGTCAATGTCTGCTGATACTCGTGATTTGGATGCTTTATTGAAAGGTTTAACGCCTGGCAGTCGTAAAAAATTGGCAAAGCAATTGGGCATGGCATTGCGTGTTGATACAGCTAAATCCATCCGTCAAAACATTGATTCGGATGGCAAAAAGATGACACCACGCAAGCGAACTAGCAAACGAAAAGGCAGTAAAAAATACGGCAAGATGTTCAAAAAATTAAGCAAAACACGATCAATGCGAATCAATGCAACGTCAAATGAGGTGAGCATCGAATTTAATGCAAAGAAAATTCCAAAAACGCATCATTTTGGATTGCGTAAAAAAGTTGGGAAAAATGCATTTGCAAAGTATCCAGAACGAACATTATTGGGCTTCAATGACAAACGAATTTCATTAGTTAAAAAACGAGTATTGGATCACTTCACGGTGTAAATATGAGCGACTTATTACGAAAACTAGACAATTTAATCCGAGTTGGCACGATTGCAGAAGTGAATTTATCTTCTGCACCTGCGATGGTTCGTGTTGAAGTTGATGAAGGTGTGAAATCTGATTGGATGCCATTTTCTCAAGCATTCATTGGGCAAACAATGATTTGGTGTGCGCCTAAAATTGGTATGTCTGGGTTAGTTGTCAGTGAAGGCGGTGAAAACCGTGTTAATCGTTTCTTCCCTTGTTTCAATGATTCATCGAATGCACCAGCTTTGGGTGAGGATGATTTCAAAATATTTCTAAAAAATGGTGACAGTATTCATCATAATTCGGACTCTGGTATTTTAACCATCAATAGTGCTAGCCAAGTCATAGTAAATAGTAAAAAAGCTGATGTTAATGCAGCAAAGATCACATTAAACGGTGATACAACCATTACAAAAACATTAACAGTACAAGGATTTGCAAGCTTCAACGGTGGTTTTGCGATGAATGCAGGCTTTGCACGTAGTGCAATGTATCAAGCAATGTCAGCTAATTATTCATTAATGAGCAGTAATGTACGCAGCAATGTTGTTGGTATGATTAATATTCCAATCATTGTCAATGCAACAATGACTTACAACATAGACCCTGTATTACATGGTGTGCCGTATTTAGAACATGCCCATACAGATGTAAAAGCGGGTGGCGATAATACAGGCGGTGTTGCATGAGTTATATCTCTCGCGAAACAGGTAAGCCTATCGCTTTGAATGAACATATTGAGCAATCAATCATGGACATCATCACTACACGCATTGGATCACGTGTAATGCTTAGATATTACGGCACATTATTACCAGAAATGGTGGATAAGCCAGGCAGTGATTACACATTGATGCTTTTAATGGCAAGTACAACGATGGCCTTACTTACCTATGAACCAAGAATCATCCTCAGCCGTGTTTTATTTATTCCGTCAAAATTAATGCGAGGAAAAATTGAGATATACATTGATGCAGTGATCAAAGAAAACCAATCTCAACTCAATGTATTTCAATACTTAACACCAACAATAGGAGGTAATAATGTGTAGTCAATTAAATATATTTGCACTGCCTAAGCCTTCTGTTATTCAACCTTTGTCTTTTGAGGCTGAACTGAAACGCATTGAAGATGCTTTCATTGCATTAAATCCCACTTATGCGGGCTTATTAGTAGAAAGTGATCCGATTAAAAAAGTATTAGAAGCATGGGCTTATGATCGTGTGAATTGGGTGAATCATTTCAATGAATCCGCACGACAAACGATGCTAGCTTATGCAAATGGTAGTAATTTAGATCAAAGTGCGGCCAATTCTGTTACACCAAGATTGCCAAACGAATCTGATGAATCATTGCGTTATCGTGCAAGTATTGCGCCCGAAGGATTCACATGTGCGGGCCCAAGCGGTGCGTATGAATATCATTCTTTAAAAGTTTCAAGTGATGTGATGCATGCAACTGTGTTAGCACATACGCCGATTCAAGGCTATGTGACGGTTGTGTTACTCAGCCACAGCAATAATGGTGAAGCATCAGAAGAATTGCGTGATCAAGTTTGGAATCATTTGAGTGCTGAAGAGGTACGCCCACTTTGTGACACAGTGCATGTTGAAAAAGCGATCTTCAAAGATACAGAAATCATCATCAAAGCAACATATTTTGAAGGCTCAGATAAAGATGAAGTGAATGCGCGTATTTTAAAATCACTCGAATATTTAAGTGAATTGAATGCAACAGAGCGAAAAGCGAAAGATATTTTTAAGCCTAAAGAAATGCTCACAGTGAATCAGATTCATCAAGCGGCACGTGTTGCAGGTGTTCAGAATATTGAAGTAATTTCGCCAAAAAATGATATTCAGCCTGGCGCAAAAGAATCCATTCGTATTGTAAAGCGTGAGATCAAAGATGGCGGTTGGTATG